TATAATCACTAAATTCATTTCTTAGTAAATCTTCTTCAACTAGATATTTATAAAATATAATTATCTTTTTATTTTCAACACCTTCATTTTTAAGTCTATCTAAAAGCTCTTTTAACTCTATTTTTTTATTCAAACTTGCAGCATAAGAATGTTGAAGCTTTTGAAGATTTCCTAATAGTTTTCCATCTTCAGTCTTAATCCCTTCTATAAAAATATCTTTTAAATGTAAGTATTCATCAATTATTTCATCTTCTGCCCTATACTCAATTATTTTAGTTTCTTTTTTTACATCTAACTTTAAGTCACTTTTATAAATGAAAGGACTTATTAAACTAAATAGATAATCAAGATTTGTGAAGCCATCTAACCATCGCTTTTTTATTACACGATTTTTAACAACTCTTTTTTCTATAACAAATGTGCTATAAAATTCGTTATAATTCATTTTAAAAATTTTTTCACTTAGAAAATTAAACTGGTTATATAGATCCAGGTAATTTTTTGAAAGAGGTGTTCCATTTAAGATTAAACGATATTTTGCTTTTTTTCCTATATTTGTAATTCTTTGAGTTCTTAAAGAATAATTTTTTATTTTTATACTTTCATCTACAACACAAAAGAATTTACAATTAGAATATTTAGTTATTAGATTATAATAAGTTTTTTTTGAATTACTCAAAGTTTCAATTCCAACTATTTCAACTTCATATTTTAAAGAACATTTTTCTAATTCATTTTTTAAGTTATCTTTCGTTCTACAAGGAGTAAACCACAAAACTTTATCAATATCAGTTCTTGAATTTATTATTCCAACAGCTGCTTGAGTCTTTCCTGTTCCAGCTTGCATAAACAAAGCACCAACTTTAAACTTCTTTAATTTTTCCATACAATTTAGTTGTTCAGGCAAATAAGTCCTCATCTATATTCACCTCTTTTTCAACTTTATCTGGAATATATATTTCAATATGTTCTACATCATCATAAAAATCAGAAGCTTCTCTATATAGAACTATTTTAGCTTTATCTAAAAGACTTATTAATTCTTTAGTAGATACAAAAATTTCTTTATCGTTATAAAAAATTTTTCTTTCTACATCATCATTTAATTTATAAGATATAACCAAACTTTCACATAAAACTTTTATTAATTTTTTAGGATACCAAAATTTATATTTTTTTAATAAATCTGTTTCAAATTCAAGAAGCCAAGCTTTATCAGTTTCTTTTTTCATAAATATCTTTTCAAAACAGATTTCATATGTATTCCATTCTTTTGCCTTTTCCATAAATTCCACCTAATTTTTAAAAGTAATATCTTCATATACCCATGCCATATATTTATCTGAAAAGTTAAAGATTTTATTTAATTCTTTTTCACTTATTCCTAATCTTCTAGCAGCACCTTTCATTTTTGCAGTATCTAAATCCTTAACCATTCTTGCCCAGGAACAAAGAGTTCCCATAAAGCCTACTGGAAGCTTTTGAGAAACATCGTCAGGTGTTAAAATTGGAGTTTCATTTATACCTGAAAGACATTTCATTGCTTGTTTTCCCATAACTTCTGTATAAAAGAAATTACCTCTTACATCATCTTCTATATCATCGTCTGTAGGTTCAAAGTATTTCTCATATATTTTATCTGCAGAAGCACGAACCTTACATATTTCCATATAATTTTTAAATGGAATGATTCCATCATTCTCTCTAAGTTCTTTATCCCATACATTTTTATGATTTGTACAAGTCCTAGAGATATTAAGAATAATTGTTGCAAGTAAAGCTGATTCTAATTTTTCATCAGTTGGTTTTTTAGTAACCTTTATCGTTTTTTTTTCATTTATCTTGATTTCTCTCTTCTCTGTTTTCTTCGCTTTTCTCATTTTTAACAACACCTTTCTCAGCCATAAGAACAGCTAAAGCTAATTTTATTATATCCACAAGATCACATACAGCTTTCCAATAAAAGAAACGGAAAGTTAAGTTTATTTTTAATTTTTTTCCAAAAAGTAGTTTCCGCATATTCCACTTCAAAATTTTTTATTTTTTCTTTATTTTCATAAGCTATTACAACAGCTTCATTAAAACTACTTGCAGTATATTCCCCATTAACTAAGTAAAAATTTTCTCCAACTTTTTTTATGTTTAGTAACATTATTTCTCCTTTACATCCAACCATAATACTTTGACTGACCTTGAAAGCCTTTTAAAACTTCTACTCCTATAAAGTCAAAACCATTTGAGCCTTTACTACACCATATCTTTTCATATTCATTAACTTCATTTATTGTTCCAGTGAAGTCCCAGCTTGAATATGAACCATTTCTATTACAAGCACTTAACTGATTTATTCCATAAATTTCTTTATATAGAATTGGTCTACTTACTTTCTTTTTAAATATTCCAAATTTATCTTTTATATTTTCTATTTTTCTTATTTTTACCATCTTATTCTCCTAAAATGTATTGACACCACAAATAACTTACTGTAAAATAAAACTGTCCAGGGCTTTATTAACACGAGCAAGTCATTTGCAGTGCAAAATAATAAAGTCTTTTTTTAAGCTAATCTATTTAAAACCTTTATGAAAACTTTAAGTTCTTCTATTTCATTTTTTAAATTAACAATCCTTGAAATTCCAAGGATTGCAACTGCTGCATCATCATCCACAAGAGAGTTATTATAATTTATTGTTTCTTTAGCTTTTTTTATCAATTCTTCTTTATTGATTAAATTTTTTTGATTCTCATTACTCATAGTTCCTCCATTAGTTGTTGTAATTTTTTTACATATTCTGTAAGTTCTCTTTTATATTCTTCTTTTTCTTCATCTTTTAATTTTTTAACTCTTTTTTCCATTTTTTTAATTTTATTAAAATTAAAATATTTTTGTTCAACAGTATGATTTTTAAATTCTTCTCTTGCTGGAGCTAATAATTGTTTTATCTCTTTAACTTTTGAAGCTTCAGTTATTAAAACTGCTTTTACATCATCAAAACCTATTGAATTATGAGATAATATTTTTATAGCTTGATCTGATAAACTAAAAATTTTATCTTTATAATCAGGGAAATAGTTGTACAGATTCCAACGTTTTAAAAATACAGAAACCATATCTTTAGTAAGCCCTGCACTTTCATACCAAGCCATAAAACTTCCAGAAGCTTTTAATATTTTTTCAACTTCAGCTAAAGAACTGCATATTTCAAAAAGATTATTTTTATATTTTCTAAAGCTGTTTAAAAGTTTTGCTTCTTGTTCTTCAACTTTTTCTTTATCAATGTCAGATATTTCGTAACTTTTGAAATCAAATTTTCTTAATTGATTAGTAGAAATTGCATTTTCAAATTGTTTCATAACATCATTCATCATCTATTTCACCCCAAACTTTTATAAAAACTTCTTTTATATCATCTAATTTTTTTGATCTGCTTTCCCAAAGTAAAGTACCTTTTTCCAGTAGTTTTAAAATAACTGCTGAATGATTAATTGGAATAGATAAGAAAACTCCTGAACGAGTTAATGTATCTTTTAAAAAAGTGTAGAAGTTTTTTTCTATTCTTGTTCTTCCTACTCTATTTGGAATTACAGCTCTAATTTTAGAAATATCAGTTTTCTTAAGTAAGTTTAAAATAGAACTTGTTGTGACAGAATCTAAAAAAGTTGGAACAATAATGTGTTCAGCTACATCAACAAAGATAGAATCTAAATCCATAACAGGTGATCCATCTATGATGATATGTTTAAATTCATCTTTTAAACTGTTAATTCTTTTCTTAAATTTTTCATCAAGATTCCCTTTAATTTTATAACCTTGAAGATGTAAGAAAAATAAATTAGGTCTTAACTTAGTTAAGTTGTAAGGCTTTCCTTCAAGCATATCTTCAAGCCCTTTTTTTGAAGTATCTTCAACTTTTATTCCAGAATAATTCAAAATATTATTCTGAGAGTCTGATGTTAATATTAAGACTTTTTCATTATTAAAGGCTTTGTATGCTGCTAACTGTAATGCTATCCAGCTTTTACCAACTCCACCTTTATTGTTTTTTACTAGTATGACTCCCATAATATCCTCCTATTTTTGATTTTTTTTAGCAAAATATATTTTATGATTTTGTAAGTTTATTAATTTTGCTCCATCGAACTGAAGCTGTAAAAGTGGATTTACTATACCTTGATTTTTATTAACTATTGCATAACTTCCATCTGCTCTCTTCTTTACAACTCCACAAGCAATAACATTATGATCTTTAACAGCTAGTACATAATCATCTGTATAAATATAGTTTTTATTTATTTTTATACCTGTACTTTCTAGCCAAATAACATCTGAAAAATTAAATTCTTGTTCACCAGCTTGTTTATTTGTTCCTTTTATTTTTCTTTCTTTGAAATCAACATTCAAAGCCTTATATACTCCTCCTGTTGTAATGCTGTAAAATTTTCCATGTAATATCATTTAATAATTTTCTCCTTTCTTGTTATAAAATTCAGGTTCTTTCAATCTTTTAAATGCTCCCATTTCTATACCATGTAAGTCAAAAGATAATCTACCCCAATCTACACAGTACTTATATTTTTCAAAATCTAATTTTTCATTCTCTGGAAGCTTAGAATTTACTCTTTCAAAGTCTTTTTGTAATTTACACCATTTATCAAAAGGCATATTTATTTTTACAGTTTCTCCCATTTATATCCCCTTTTAAGCACTTAACAATCCTAATTCAGTTATTTTTTCTTTTATTTTTTGAGAAATCATTAAATAAAAGACTACTTCTGTATTTTTCTTAATTTCTCTGAGAGCAGGATTTTTAAATTCTTCTATAATTTCATCTTCAATTTTCAACTGCTGCTCTGTAGGTAAACTTTTAAAAATTTCCATAGCTTTGTCATCTTTTTGATACTCCTTTCTTTGTTCATTTTTAATTTTTTCTTGTTCAAGCTCTTTTTGTTCGATAGCTTGTAAATTTACTTCACAAGTTCCTTTAAACAAGTGAGCTGAAAAGACTGCTGCAATATTCCTAACATCCTTTTTATTTTTTAGGATATCTATTTGCTCCTGGAAGAGATTTAAAATATAATCTATTGAATTATTTTTTAATAACTCAATTATTTTATCTTCATGCTTTTTAGAAAAATCAATTTCATTTTTCTTAAACCATTCTTTTATTTTTTTTAAATCATCAGGAGCTTTTTCTTCTTTATGATTTAATTCTTTATTTATGTTATTTATATTATGTTCTTTATTGTTGTCAATTTTTAACAAACTAGTTTGCGATTTTTTAACAGAGTAGTTTGTCAATTTTTTACAATCCAGTTTGTCAATTTTTAACAAACTAGTTTCCGTTTTTTTAAAAACTAGATTTTCAATTTCTTGAAAACTGATTTTAAAGAATCTACGACAGGGAGTTCCTCTATTTTCTTGAATTAATATACTAGCTTCTATTAAATCTTGAATTATTTTATTTTGTTTATGTCTACTTAAACCTGTTAAATCTTCTAAAGTTTCTATAGTTTGATAGAACCAACCTTCATCATCAGCTAAACCATCTGAAGCTTCTATAAGAATAGTTAATAAGAAAGCAGGTTCTATCCCTAAAGTTTTAACTATTTGCTTATTCAAGGTATAGTAGTTACTAGACATTAATAATTGTTTAAATGTCTTTTCTAACATCTTATCCACTCCTTCTTAAAGTGTTTTTTTAATGAAAGCATATTGATCGGCTATATTTTCACAAATTTTTCTCTATTTTTAATATACATATTTAAGCCTCCAATTAATCGTTTAAAATATCTTTTAAAGTCCAAATTTCAATATTTTTATTGCTTATATATTGCCAAAGAACTTCATCATTATTACCAGCATCTAATTTTTCTTGATATTCTTTTAAAAGTTCACTTCTTAAATCTTCTAATTGTTTTATTTTATTTTCTATATATTCTCTACTTTTCATAATATTATCCTTTCATTATTTGCTGGAGAGCAGTGTGGGACTTGAACCCACATTCAACAAGTTCGAGCAGGCTTGTTATTTTCTCCAGTTAAATTAACTGCTCTTATTTCATTCCTTTATACAATCTTTCAAGTCGTTTCATTGCTTTTTCTACATTAGGATGTTCAGAAGCTTCTAAAACTTCTTTTGTAGATTGATACCAATTTCTAGCTTTTATTTTATTAGTAAAATAACTTTGATCTATTCCTAATAGTTCCAATTGGACTATCCCATACATTTCAACTAAAATAAAAATAAGTTTTGCTTCTTCATTTATAAAATATAAGTCTTTCATTGTAATCTCCTTAGAATCTCTTTTTAATTTCTTCTATAAAATTATCATCAATATTCAATCCACATGGTTCAAGAATGAATTTTTCAGGAATAATTGAATATTTTAATTCAATTTCTTTTTTTGCTTCAGCTTCTGATGTATGAGCAGAAAGCACTGTTTTATCAGCATTCATAATAACAAAAATTGTTTTTACAAAATTTACTTTTTTAGGCATTTTCTTCACCTGCAATTTTGCAAGGGTAACCTAGCTTTTTAAGTTCTTCCTTAATTTCAATAAATTTAGTGTTTTCTCCATACTTGTTAATTAATTCTTGTAGTTCTGTTAGTTTCATAAATTCTCCTCCTATTTGGAGAAATATAGATACCTTGAAATAAAATACAAATTATGTTATAATAAAGAAACTTAGATCTTTTTGATAAATGGAATTAAGTTAGTAAAAAGGGGTGTCTTGGTCGGGATCCCTTTTTTCTTTTACTCTTTAAAATTTTTGTAGGCAAGAAAACCAAAATCAAAATATTCTTTTTTTAAATTTTCAATTGTTTTAAAAATTAAATGTTGTAAATCATCAGAAATATTAGCTTTTTGTAATTCTTCATACAAATCTGATATTTCTTTTTTGGTTTTTGATTCTACTTTTCCTGAATCTAGTAATCCCTCCAAAAAACTTAAAGCAGCTTCTTTAAACTCATTTTCCATTTTTATTACCTCCCAAATATTTAATGTTTATTGTTATTTGCTAGAAGGTGTGTATTTCTAAGAATCTGCTCTGTAATTACCTTTCAACTTGATAAATTAATTTTCTATATTTCTCCTAATTGTTTTAACTATTTTTAAAAATATATAAGTTGCTTGTTTCGTATGACTTGTATATTTTTTTATATTATTAGTTGTCTTAATAATAGCACTAATCATATAAGATGTCAAATGATTTTTTAAATTAGTTATATGTTTTAACTTGTTATATAGCTTTTATAATGATATAATTAGACAAAAGCTAAAATATTAAAGGTGGTGATCTAATGTTAAAAAATCATTTATCAAAATTAATGGGAGAAAAAAGATACACAATTATTGAAGTTTCAAGAAAAACAGGGTTAACAACATCAACCATTTCTAATTTATATAACGATAAAGTCAAAAGATTAGATTTTGATACTCTTGAAAAATTATGTAAATTATTCAATTGTCAACCAAATGATTTATTTGAGTATATCCCAGATAACACACAAGATTAATCAATCTTTTAGTGGTACAGCCCACAAAGGGGAGTTGCTTTGAGGGAAGCATTTTGTGAGCCATACTACTCAAAGATTGAGTTATTTTTTTTATTAATTTTTTAATATAAAGCTACTCATTTTAAAGGAGAGAAAATGGAAAAATTAAGTAGCAAATTTATAGAAGAAAAAGATATTTTAATTCCTAAACCTACATATTTAAAAACTCTTATTAATATCAAAGAGCCACAAAAAACAGAATTTAAAATAAAAAATTTTAGTATCTGTTTTGATGAGCAACTTTTATTTAATATTAATGAGTTTTTTATTAATGAAAAAACATTATTTTCAATAAAAGTACCTATTTCAGAAGCTTTAGAGAATGGACTTTTTGACTATTTTTATAATCTTCCTGACGAAGAAGGAAATAAAAAAACATATGATGATATAACTATTTATAGTAAATTCTTTTATTTTGATAAATTACAAAAAGAGTGTTATCTAAAATTTGATAATAAACATTTTGAAGTAATTCCAAGCAAGGAGGAAGTAATCTTTAATTTTTTTATAGATAACTTAGACCTTGCTCAAAAATTACAAAAAGCAATTAATAGTAACAAATAGTTAAATTATAGTTGAGTAGCTTTATTCTCTTCACTTGATTTTGCTTTTAAGATTTCTGGTTTTAAATTTTTTCTTAAATATTGGTAAGCTAAATTATCTAATACTTCTATATCTTCTTTTTCACTTCTCTCTAAAATTTCTTTAATTAAAGTATCAGTACTTACTTTTTTTAAGTTGTAATAAATTTCTAAATGGCATGACATACTAGACCAACTCCTTTTTAAAAAATATTCTAAAATAATTTATGATTTTATTGCAAAAAAACTTTTTAATTTTTTAATAGCTTTTTAACAACTTAAATTATTTATATCACTTTTGTAGTCAAAAAGCAACTCTTTTTTTAAGAATTGCTAAAAAACTATATTTTTTTTATAAAAAAAATTATATAATAACTTATGAAAATTATTTTTTAAGGAGGTGCTTCATGAAATTAAATGAAAAAGAAATGATAGAACTAGGAAATTTTTTAGCTGAAAAAAGAAAAGAAAAAGGTTATACACTTGAAGAGTTAAGATTAAAACTTCAATCAAAAGGTTTAATCATTGAGAAAAGTGACATACAAAGAATTGAAAATGCAGAAAGAAAATTACCTAATCCCATTCTACTATGCCACCTTGCTAATATTTATGAATTTGATATTATTGAAGTATATAAAAAAATTGGATATCTTCCTAAGAAAGAGAGAAATATATCTTATAATGTTGCTGAAGAAATTAAGAATGATTATTCAGTAACATTAGAACAAAATGAAAATACACAGCAAATAAAAATATATTCATCATTGTCATTAGCATTAGGAAAATTCTCAGATATTGAGAATTCTGATGAATACACACTTTCATTACCAATAAATGAAATAAATTCAAATAACAGGATAATTGGTGTAAAAGAAAAAAATAATAAAATAATTATTATAAAAAA